GAAGTAGGATTTGATTGTGAAAAATATGAATGCAAGTTTGGAAGTAAAGAATGTAAACCTGGAGAGGGAGGATTTCATGGAAAGCATGGTCTTGATATTAGATTTGTAGTAAAGGGTCAAAAGGGTGCAATACAGTTCTTACTTTCAACAAATTGGTATCCTAAAGATCAAGAAGATTCTAATGTTTCTTTATGGTCTTATGAAAGAATGGTGAGGGGGCCTTTGCCTGTCGATCTTGGATATCATTCTATAGTTCCAATGTATGAAGGGCAAACAGCATTTGGTCCATGTGACCTTCTTGATGGTGATATTTGCTACTACGACGGATCTTCTCTTCAAGCAGAAAAGCCTTATTATATTTTGATTAATGCAGGAGAACATGCTTTATGGAAGTATTTGGAAGGAGTATATGAGTATCGTTTCAATGGTGCTAAGTGGCCTAAACCAGAAGGATATCCCACACCTAAAAGGGGGACCAAATGACCATCAATCTGATCTGTGCAGAATGCGGGACAGAATTGGATGTTGAAGTAGAAGTTGGTATATATAAAGGGCATAAAATCCAATATATACCTGGCGACGAAGCGAGACGGAAGCTGGATGCATTGATTGAGGCGGGAGAAAGCGCGTTGGACGCATTGAGTGATCCGCGTAGATGCACGGAATTTCAAAAGGGATGGCAGGCGCAAGACAAATTAACCGAAGCTCTCAAAGCCGCCAAGAAAGGGAGGGAGTGATGGGGAAGATGAAAGGACTTACCGAGGCATTCGCAGACTTCACGCGGGACGATCTACTCATGGAGATATACGACATGGAGCAAGAAATTCTCTTGGCTAATAGGTGCGTTGACCGATATGCCAAAGACCTCGCCCGCACCGAGGTGGCGCTTGAGGAGGCGTTGGACATGATCGAATTGGCCGTCGAGCAAGCCCACGAGGAGGGGGTTGACTGCGAACAGATGGTCGCCTTCGTGGATCGTGTCAGGCAACGCTTCTCTGAGGAAGGGAGAGAGTGATGAGACAGCCACTAGATGAATACATAAAAAACTGGAATTTTAACATTAACCCTGTGAACCCATGGCGTACCAGCAACCTCACGGCTGGCGCTTTAATCGCCATTGCCAAGAGTCAGGAGTCGATTGCAAATAGCGCCGAACTCATGGCGAAAAGACACGCCGAACTCATGGCTGACCGCAACATGTATAAGCGGTGGTATAACGAGGAACGAACACGGGTCCAAAAACTACAACATCAAAATGCCGGATTGCGTGGATATATCACTCGGCAGAAAAAACAGATGCAAGCCAAGGAAGGGAGGAAAAATGAATTTAAATAAAAGAGGATTTTTAGGATTTGCAATAAAAACGCCAATTGCATCACTTTTAATTGGTTCAAAGCAGATAAACAATCAACAGTCAAAAAAGATATTACAACAAAAAAAATCCTTTCAACCTTGCACTAATGAAGTATTGCCTCCGGGTGAATATCTGGCTGTTATTGATGAGGCAGAAATGCGTGATTTTTCTGGTGGGAGATTTGGACAGTTTTTGAAGTTAAAGTTTAAAATTGTTGAAGGAATGCATAAGGGACGTTTTATATATGATCAAATTGTTCTTTCCCATCATATTAAGGTCGCAGAAGAGATAGGACGTTCAAGGTTGTCTAGACTTTGTAACGCTTGTTTCTTGAAGTACGTATCACGTCCAAGTGAATTAGTTGGACATAAACTTCTTCTTCTAGTTGGAGTAGAAGCATATAACGGTAAAGAGTACAATCGAGTTTCAGGATGGAGAAGATATTATGCAAAAAAATATGTAATAGAGGAGAAGAAGGATGAATAAATTAAATCCAAAAGATTGGAAATGGAGATTTCGAATAGGAGTACTTTATTGGAAAATTGTATTTCTAGTAATGCATAAAATTGAGAATTGGAGGAATTCACAATGATAAAAGCGATCATTTACACAAGGTTTAGTCCTAGGCGAATGAAGGAGCATGAGAGCGAATCTTGTGAAGTTCAACAAAAAATATGTGAAACATTTGCAAAGGGACGAGACTACGAAGTAGTTAATGTATTCCATGATAAAAATATCTCAGGTGGAGATCAAGATAGACCAATATTATGGCAAGCCATTGGGGCTTTAAAACGTGGATATGTACTTGTTGTATTTAAAAGAGATCGCCTTGCAAGAGACATCATATTAGCAGAAACAATAAATCGTGTAGTTAAATCAAAAGGGGCATCAATAGAGGCAGTAGAAGGAGACATCGAAGGAGATGGTCCAGAACATGAACTGGCCAGATTAATATTGGATCTTGTAGCTCAATATCTCAGGAAGTGTAATGCAGCACAGACTTCTTTTCATATGAAGCAGCATCAAGCCAATGGAAAGAGAATGGGTAGATATGCTCCTTATGGATACAGGATCCATCCAGATGATGTTACAAGACTTACTCCAGTAGAGAGTGAACAGGAAATAATCAGATTAATAGAAAAATTGAACAATGAAGGAAAGACCGTCTATGCAATTACAAAAGAATTAAATGATCAAGAATTACCATCAAGAGGAAAGGAATGGAGACCGAAAACAGTAAAAAAGATTATTGAAAGACTTTAATGATAATGGGGCAGGAATTAATTTTCCTGCCCCTCTTTTTTTGTTTCAGGTTCTATATTTTTATTTTTCAAATTATATGCTTTACGTTTGCGAAATTCTTCTTTCTTGCCCTTATTCCATGTTTCAATAGGTCGATAATATCCTACTACACGAGAATAGACTTCAGTTTTAGCCTTACATTTATTCATGCTTTATTTCCTTTTTTAATTTAATTATTTCACGATCCACATACCATCTTGCCTTTTCTAAATCTATAATTTCTTTTGCTTTATCTCCCTTTAGTCCTGCCCTCCAGAGATATTTGATAGCATTGCCTCGAAGGAATGACATATGTTCTGTTATTTGAATACATTCAATACCTGACGGATGTGAAGTATAATAGTCAGGATGATTAATAGCATCATTCATATTTTCTCCTTAAGGTTGATCAAGGGCTCAAGACCATCTGGACAAATTCTATAAAAAGTTCTTTCGCTCACTCCCCAAGTAAATGGTGCAACGTCATTTTTTACATACCATCCATGTGGATGTATTTTATGTGCAGGCATAAACGAGCCAGTGTCTACGATAACACTTCCCCGTCTAACAATAGCATCATGGGATGTATTTTTATGTACTACTTTTTTTAAAACATCAGTTGAACTGCATCTAATATATGAGGTCCATATACCATCTCCCATATATTCAAAGACGCCTGGCTCGTGATCATGTCCATGAACAAGAGTATGTACAGCATGTTTACATAGCTCCTTTGCTCCCCAATCAAGATAGGTAGATCTGCCATCCTTCCAGCCTCTTGGTATAAATGGAAGATGTGACAATTTACTTGCAGGCTCTGTAATAGCATTATCGCTCCATGGAACCACTTGTTCCATCGCATCACCGAGTCTTACAATCCATTGTCCAATAGATCTCCGAGCGACTTTTTTATTTGGGTTCCAAAGTGATTGTGCTTGATGACCATGCATTCCGATGGTTTCATCATCATTACCAAAAAGCATATAATCTTTGTCATGATAGCTGGCCAACTCTGCGTTTAGCATATCCAAGTCGTGATTTCCAACTATAGCCCTGAATGGCATTTTTGTTTTAAGATACATTATCTCTAAAAGTGATCTTCTAGATGGATAATTGAGCAGATCTCCAAGACAAAACAGAAATGGAATATTTTCTTGTGCTATTTCCCAAAGTTTATGACCGCAATTTCCATATCTATCTATATTCTGTCCATCAGGATCTCTGTTATGTGCATCAGAAGTAAGATATTCATCTTCAGGTATATCCTTCCAAGGTATCAAAACATTACCTCCTGTCTTTCGTCTTCAGGCTGCTTTTTAGGCTTTTTGTCTCGAGGTACAACAAATGGAAATGTATGTAATGACGAATGAAATCTTTCATATGTTTTAGCTTTCATAAATACTAGGCGTACAAAACCTCCAGTTCTAAATACTTTAACAATGTCATCATCTTTACATTCTGGTGGAAAATATTTTCGCTGATATCCATGATATTTTTGTTTTGAATATGGAAATGTACTTACAGTGAATACGAATATTTCCTCTTCCTTCATTATGGCATCACTTCCTCTTCAGAAGCTACAGAATCGCTTGTAAGGCTATTGGAAAGTTCAACGGCTTCCTTATGGCTTTCAGACGCAAGTATCCTTATAAGGCTAATACGGGCCTCTGCATCCATATCTGTGGAGAACCTAACCCACTTGTCCTCTTGGATAGCAGCAAGAAGTCTTTCTTCAGATTCTAATATATGAAGTTTAGTTTGAGAAACTAGTGCTTGATGTCCAAAATAAGATGCAAGAACGGCGACTATTAGCAAAGCAGACATTATTACATAATATGACAATGTAACACTTACTTTCTCATGTCCCATAACTGTACCTTCCTCCCGTTAATCATTTTTGGATTAGTGATAAATCTTTCTTCGCGCCAATCAATATGAATGGATCTGTTATAAAGTCCCACTCCTGTAGCGCCATAATGAAGCGCTCTTTCTTTTATCCATTCAATTTCTTTATCAAGAAAAGATCCCCCATCAATTCGTGCTAAATCAATAGCTACACCTCGAGTATGTTGTCTTGTGGAGTTTAGATCAGGATTAATTTTCCAATCATAATACATGCATCGATATCCACTTGTAATACATAAAAGAGGAGGACATGTTCCTGCTGGAGTCATTGATCTTGCTTCCCACTCTTGACCTATTTTCATGGCAATCCGCAAGATGCTTGTGTTGTATTCTGATCTTCCGCATCCACATTTACACCCCATATCTAATGGATTCATTTTCCTTCTCCTTCATATTCATGTCCTGGTACTATTCTGCATTCAAAATCTCCTTTTTCTTCCCAAGGCGCTTCCCCTGGACCTATCCAATTACCTGCGTTCCGAAGTGTTTTGCAAAGAGCTTCGAGAATATCACCTTGAGTACAAGATATTTCATTATATTCAAATACTTCAATACCATTAATGTATTCTCGTCCTTCATGTTCTGAAAGGTAATAAATTACATAGCCATTATCAGCTTCTTTTACAATAACTGAAGTCATTTCAATCCCTCCTCGTAATTGTGAGTTCTAATCTTGGATATTTGTCGAGTCTAAATTCTGGTGGAAGAAGTGTCCAATGTTTTTCATCATCATCTATCAAAAGTCCTGAGTCTACAACACCATCAATATATCCTTTTAACATGGCATTGAAGTTAGCTCCATCTCTACGGCGTTTCTGAGCATGATAGAAGATGGCTCGGCCTTCTGCCATTGTCCATGGTCCAGTCTCGACTCTTTCATCTTTAACTGCCTTACATGCCTGCTTACGACATTTCTGTGTTAACCTCCATTTCTTCATTCTACCGCCTCGTGTTATAGCAGGCTTGTTTGGCGATAGATATGGATCAGGAAGATCCAAAATGATTGTTATTGTTTCATTCATTTCTTTTTACCTCGCAAGAGATACCATGCTGCTTTCATTCTCAATCTAAATGGCAATTGGCAAAGAGAATTCCAATAGGCAATATATACCTTATGAAGCTCTTCTGATATTTTTTTCTTTGCAACCTTTCTCAATTCTTTATTAGTTCTTGACCTTCCCATTAGAACCTCATTTCAATTTATAAGATCTTCTACTTGAATTGAGCCATTCAACTTTTCCATCTCTTATTAACGTTTCTATCTTGCTTTTAAGTTCTCCTGGATCCATATTTTTACGCCTATACACATCTCTTACCGAACCAATTCCATCAGCATTAGCAGACTCTTGTAGCATTTGTAATACTTGACCTTTTTCTTGTTGCATACATTCCTGACTGGCCAATCCGTATACTCTGAATTGTTCATTCAGAGCCCACCTCATAATCTGTATAGCTCCATCCATTTCAATCTCACTTACATCAGAAATAATTGGTTTTTCTTCGAATATGCATCTAAATGCATGCAGAGGAAGAGCGAAACGAGGAAAAGTGGATCTAGCTTTCGATGCGAACATCTCAGCAAATTCATTCATATCACGAATACTTTTAGTAATAGAATTGTAGTAATCTATAAACCTATATTTAGCTTCTGGTTCCATTTGCAATATGTTCGGCATAAGCTGATTAGTCATTGTATCTAATGCTTTATATGGATGTAGACGAAGAGTTCTTATGGTATCAGCCCAAAACTTTACTTTTTCTGCACCTATCTCTATATCAGTCCAAAAAATATCTTTCTTTGGAGGATGAGCCACCAGGATCCTGGGTATCAGTCCAGAAGCCAATCGAGTAGGTGTAAAAAGGTCTGGCAAGAGCTTAGGCTGAATGCCTCCAAGGAAGGATATTGATGCAGCTGGTATAATAACTTCCTCATTATCAGTTTTTCTATCTAAGATATATCTGTCGCCATTCCAAAATTGCAACCAGTCTTGCTCGTCACTTCCACGTCCTCCCTTATACACATCAAAACTTTTGATCCAGCCTGCCATTTCATCTCTATGACAAAGCCCTCCTCGAGGCCATCTAGAAAGCCTGGCCAACAACGCTTCTACTGTTGCGTTCGAAAGAACCATACGATGAACGCATACAAGAGGACTTGGTACTATTTCTGAGGCAGGAATTATGTCGTTGAGTGGATCAGTTATGATGTTTAATGGAGCTGTTTTATTTTGTCCACTAGAAGCAATAAATCCAAACCATAAAATAGGAGGAGGTTCAAAATTTCCCTTGAGATGAAGTCTAAATGCATTACCCATTGCAGCACCTGCAACAACCAACATGCTCATGCCAAAAATACATTCATCGACACAATAAGCTTTACTTGCTTGTCGAATAAAATCAGCATATGGAGGTGGGAAAGCGTCAGTTGGAAAGTTCTTAAATTGAACCGATGCTGCTTCTTCAATTGTAGCTGGAATAATATCTTTTGCTGCATCATTTGCAACAATTCTAATAGCCCATTCGTCAGATAAGGAAGGTAATAAATCTGTTTCATCTAATAGCCAACCTTTAGATTTTCCAAAAGGCTGAGTCTTTGCTTCATTTATTTTTCTTAAAAAATCTTTTTGATCTTTTGGATCTGACATATCCCACGGTGGGATACACTTCTGATTCCATATTTCTAAGAGACTGAATGTATCGGCATCAGATAATTCAAATCCAGTTACAAGACATCGAGCTGCCCACAGAAGACTATCGTGACCTCCTTGACCTTGGATCGCAGGGGGAATTTGATCAAGATATGCTCTGGCCCTGTCATATCTTTTTCTATTATCAAGTTCTATCTCTTCAGCCTCTGGTTTCTCTTTATGAGTTTCTATATTCTCCTGTGTCTGCTTTAAAATCTCTTCAGGTTTCTTAATCTGTCCATTGGACTTGATGAGTTCTATAAGCTTCTTGGGTACTTCAGCAGGCTCTGTTGTCATTCCATAAGGCCAGTTATAGATGTATCCACTTGGATGGACACTTGGAGCTGCTACGATATATCCCCCTTCGCCTCGAATATCTACACCATGTCTGAAATTTTGCTTGTTTCTGATTTCTATTTCTTTGGGAAATCTAAAAACCAAATGTCTTCCATTAGCCGTCTTTTGTTCTAAAGTTTCTTCTGGAATTTCAGGTATTTCATTAACAAGCTGAGTCCAGGACTTTTCTCCTTCTGGTCCATCTAAATCAAATACAATTATTTTTGATTCAATTCCACAGGCCAGGCCTATGTTAGCCTCAGGCCATTTGGCCCACCATTCTATGATTTGATTCTCGTCCGTTGTTGCTTTGTGTTGCCATTCCAGTAGTAATGGAGTTTTGTCCCTTGGCTTGAGCGGATGTACTCTGAATCCTTTTCTTGCATATGCTGCTGCATAGTCCACCATTGCCATCATGATCCTCCCGTTTATCTATTTCATAGCCAACAATTTCGAAATATTTACCCTTCTTGACGACAGTAATTGTCTTCGTGATTCTATTTAAATATTCGGCAATTTGATTTGAATGTTCGATTACATCATTAACAGTTAAACTGTTTGCATATTCAACGTTAAATCTTTTAAGTAGCCATTGCTTGGCCTTAATCTCAGCGAGACCTCCATGGTCAAGACATATCCATTCAAGGAAAGAACTTTTACCACACCTATATTGAACTTTTATGCTGTCAGGCTTACCCAATTTTCTATGACGATGTATCATCACAGAATCTACATCAATAGATTCAGGATATTCGCTAAGAATAGATAAATTCGAGTGCCTTATTTCATGCATTTTACGTTCTCGTTCTTCTGCATCAGCCTTATCAATTACTCTTTTAGGAATAATCCATCCGCAATTTGGGCATTTTCTTACAGCAAAAGAAAATGTATCTCCACATTCTTCGCATGTAGTAAGTCTTACATCACCACCCTCTATTTGATCGATTGGACCGTGTGTTTCGATACATCTGGCATAATCAAGTACAAGGCAATCTGTTTTTGATGAATGTATTCTTAACCCCCTACCAACCATTTGTTGAAACAATGGAGCTGACAATGTAGGTCGAGCTAATACAATAGAATCGACACGCTGAACATTAAACCCTTCTGTGTAAACATTTACATTACATATTGCCTTGATTCGACCTTCTCTAAATTCTTGTACAATACGATCTCTTTTTTTAGCAGGCGTCTTTCCAGTTACAATTTTGGCATCATATCCATAATTTCTTAGTTCCATAGACACATCATGACAATGTTTAATGTCTACACAATAAAAAATAGTGCTTTTTCGATTTTCTTGTTGAAGAATTGAAACTGCAGATCTAACCATTTGTTTCACTACGTTTGGAACGTCAACTGCTGCAGCAAGACTTTTAATGACATAATCATCTTTATGTCGTTTTACTTGAGAAAGATCTGGTTGCACTTCACTAACTTTTGATCTAAGTTTGCAAAGATATCCTTGATTAATTAGATCACAGAGATTTGCCTCATAACATATTTCTTGAAGGATATGATCTCTATGACAAATTGCCCCTCCAGACATTCGGTACGGTGTTGCTGTGAAACCTATTATTCTGATATTTTTATTGATATTCTTGCAATCTTTTATAAATCTACGATATTTGCTAGTACTTGCCTCTTCACTTAAAGGGATCCTATGAGCTTCATCCACAATAAGAACATCAAATGGTGGGAAATAATTAGCTATCTTATAAACGCTATCAATAGATGCGAAAGTGATGGAATGATCTATATCTTTTCTGTTTAATCCTGCTGAATAAATCCCCACATCTACAGCTGGCCAGAGGTTCTTGAATTCATTTGCATTTTGAGATACAAGTTCTTTTCTGTGAGCAACAACAATTGCCCTAAGAGGTGGATAGTCTAATTTCCATTTTTGTAATGCCCATCCGATCATAATTGACTTTCCACCACCTGTTGGTATTACAACACATGGATGAGTTTCTTTAAATTTTAAATGATTTTCTAATGCCTCTTGTGCTTCTATTTGATATGGACGAGGAACAAGATTTATCATTCTTTTCCTCCCCATAAATATGTATGATTTGCCTTCTTGTCATATATGATCAAGTTGGATTTCCCATATTCAATAGCTTCATATTTATCATCATTTTGTGTCCCTGTAATTCGAGACAATTTGATGGGTAATCCAAGAATTTTCCATTCTGCTAGATCGTCCATATGTCGACCGTCTCTATGGCAAATGAGATAGGAGTCTTCAGGAGGATATCTGTCAACAAGTGACAGATTTTCGCATGTTTCAAATGGGATCTCTTCAGATATAGAAAAAAGATCTTCTCGAGTATGTTCTAGTAGCCAACAAGTAGGTATTGCACCTTCAAGTTCATGACCATGACGCCAATATTTTCCGTCATCATTATTTTGAAATTCAATCCAATCTTGGCATCCATTAACGGGCTCTGCAAATGAAATTAGTCCTGGAAGGACAAGATGATATGGACATTTTTGTTTTTGATCCTCAGGGCTTAAATATGTATTGAATTTACGACAAGACCATTTAGGATCTCTACTTCCTTCATTAATTTCAGGTGTAGCGTGACAACACGATCTACAAGTCTGATCAATAATTGGGAGAATTACATCTCCAGATCCCCAACATAAATCATATGAAGAACAAAAATTGCATCTTGAATCATCAGGTCTATCTACGAGTCTATCAGGTACATTGATGGATCTTATTATACGTTCTGCTTTCTCCATATAAGACTTGAATTCTTCTCGATTAAAATGAATTCGTTCTGACCAAATTTCATCATTTGCCTTTTTGACGATTATAAACAATGCCCTATCGAGATTGGCCAGCCCCATCTCTACTTGGGTTTGAGCATAGTATGTCGGCTTTGCTTCTTTCAATCCTAGTTTCTTTATCTTTTCAAAATCTTTACTATGTGTTTCTTCTCCTCCTGCAGTCTTGCATTCTAAAATGTGCCATTTTTTTGGTGCCTCAGGGACTCCTAATATCTTTCCGTCTGGATGACAAATAAAATGTCCACCTATTGCGGTATATTCAAATTGTTTTTGAGTATAGTCATTTACAAGATACACTATGCATCCTATTCCTCTTAATTCTTCTGCAAACTGATTTTCTTCTCTATGACCTCTATTGAATAATCTAAGCATCCTTCCGTTGAACTGCTCTTCTGTTAATCCACGAAATCCATACCACAATGATCTTTCACATTTACCTCCTATAGAACTTGCTCCCAATCGTCCTTGATTGGGGGCTTCCTCTTCCTCTTTTAATCGTTCATGATATTCATAAATTTTTTGGACAGTTAAAGGTACTTGTGAAAACAAATCTGATATATTACCCATGTATCCCTCCATATCAGATTAGGATGCTTTTATTGACACATAGGGTTTTTTAGGAGTTGTTTTTACACACTGAGACAATAAAACTTTTGCACGATCATCATGATTTATAATTTTCTCATATGCACTACCATCAAATTCATATTTTGATGGAATAAGTTTTACTGGCATAAGATCCGAAGGAAGGTCCAATAGTCTTATTTGATTAACATCTGCTTTATAAATTAATCCTCTTTTTATTGTTACTTTAAATCCATTTCCAGCATCTACAGTTTTACTACCAACAGCTCCAGTCTTAATTAAATTTGCAATTTTTTCTTCAATTGCAACTCTTGCTGCATTTGCTTCATTTTCATTTCTTTTGGCTTCCAGAAGCTCTAGAGTGTATTGAGCCAATTTATCATTAGACTTTTCAACTGTTACTTTATTCATTATTGTCCTCTCCTTCTTGTGGTAGAAATTAATGCTCGTCTCTCCGAGCTGTCACGCCTTGATTGACAACAACATATGTTTATAAATGCTCCGGCGTCCAAGCGGTTTCATACAATTGTTTTAAGATCCCAAAGCTTCATTGATTTCATCTATACTAAGTAAACTAGTTTTCTTTTTTCTTGGAAATGGGGGGATCTTTGCTCCTTGTTTTCTAAGGGAATTTAATTTTGTTCGAATAGAACCTTCTTCTCGTTCTAGCTCAATAGCCACTTCATTTAATGGCTTTCCTTCTTCAATCATTTCACAGGCAAAAATTACATCCTCCATTGTCCATGTTTTTCTTTTCATTTCATGTTCCTTTCTTTTGTTTCTCTTATCTCATCCAAGGCATATCTGAAGCGGAAGCTTCTATATTCTCTTGATTTTGATTTTGAGGGGCCTGAGCCTCTTCAGGAACCTCTTGAGTTGTTTGAGCGGATTGTTGGACGTTAGATTGTTGAATTGGTTCTGATGGCGTTTTAGGCGAACTCTGTGCTTCAGAAGCCCCAATCACAGAATGATATTCATTTATATGTTTATAGCCTAAAATTGGATTATTCTTATATCCGTCTTTTTCTTCGGCTTTGCAACGAGCAAGAACTTTCTTTCCAAGTATTTGATTTGTATCATCTATAAGTGGAATATCACAGGCTAATCCTAAAGCAGAAAATCTTCTTCGTGCAATGTCTTGCGTTGTTATGCATGGATTAATTATGTTCAAAATATCAAATAATTTTCTTCCAGCATGTTTATTTGGACTTTCTAGCACAGTCATTGTAATACTTACTTTGTTACCTGTACCTGAACTTGTAAGTCCAACCTCCACATCATCAATTTGAACTGGATACCAACCTGGTGGAATAGAATCAAATTGATCTCCTGTTGCAGGATTATCAATTGAACTTGGTTCAAATGGTTTACCATCAAAAAGAGCAGAAATGTTCCCCTTTGTTTCCATATTATTTTACCTCCATGGTGGAACGAGATGTTTTAACAACATCCATAAAAGCTGCCCATGCATTTTGTTTTGGAAGAGGTATTTCAGAGGGCAGGTTTCTGAAAAATCCTCTATGTTTCCCAGGATGAGTCGCTGTTTCTTCAGTGAAAAGCCAACGCTGTCCTTCAATTATTTCATAAGGCTTTTTTTCCTCCTTTCCAAAATCACCTTTAGAAATCGATACTTGAATTTTATGATGCATGAACAAAATACAATCAACCCATCTCATAATGTCATTGGCCACTCTCTTGTCGATATCAAATTCCCATTGATCATAGCTTTCCGTACCTGGTTCTCGAGCAGGTCTAATGGCTACATGACCAATGATAAGAGTGATCATATTTTGATTGTTTCGGAGCCAATCAAATGTTTCTCTTAAATTTGACCATAGGATCCTTATTGTGTCCCATTGGTGACCCCATCCACCTCCCAATTTAGCTTTTGATTTTACTCCCTCTCTAGCCATCGCTTCTACTTCTACTAATGGTGCTAAAGTTGTAGCTGAATCTAGAACTACAGTTTTATGTTCGTGACCTCCTTTCGCTAATGTTCCAAGGGCTTCTTGAATATTTGAATAGCTTTCAATAAGTGGAAATGCCTGGATCGGCAATTCATCAAGGCCTTCCTCTCCTTTCATAGGCAGAAAAACAGGACTTGGTGCGCTCATTGCAAATTCAGTCTTTCCAATTCCATGACTACCAAGCAATAAAATACGTGGAGCCCTCCCTTGTTTCGCCGTACTAATACTACTTAGATCAAATGCCATAAGTCCTCCTTACGTTGTTATGGATTGAGATGCTGTATCTTGTATCAATTCATCCAATGAACTCTTTAGCCATCTGCGTTTTCCAAAAACAGTAACTCTCCTAGCCTTTCTTAGATCTACAGAATTAGGATCTCTTTTAGTAGGAGGACCGCAAAGTAAATGGTTTCTAAGAGTTCGTGGCTTAATATCAAACATCATACAAACATCATGATCTGTAAGTAACTTTTCATCCATAAAGAGCCTCCTTTTAACCATTCTAATTCGAGCCCACAGTATTTTTATGCCACGATTTACCATACTTTATGGCAAAAATAGGCAAATGTCAAGAATAAAATTATAATGGAATAATGTGATATTTATTTAGAACTTATAGGGATCCTGTTCAAGGCTCTGACGTGCTTCCAATATGCTTCACTACGTCCTCTTTTCTTTCCGCTCTTATCTGGTGTAAACCAGAATTCATCAAAAGCTTCTCTTCGATCTTCTTCGGAAAGTCCATTCAGTTTATAAAGAGCCTTTTGTCGATCCTCCTGCCACTTGTTTACTTTGTCCATGCCTTCAGAATCTTTAGGACGATCCATAGTGGCCTGCCATACTCTAAGTCCAGCATTATATTTTCGACGCTTTTCAATTTTTTCAAGATTTTCTTGATCAAGAAATTCCTGATACGCTATTGGCGGAGAGTCCCACTCAACTTCCTCTAAATCTTTCTTGAAAAGCTTAGATCGCTCTTCCTGTGTTGCAGCAAGATATTTTGTTCTTGGACCATAAGTACTAGCTGACATACCTAAGATGGCTAAAACACTTAAAGCTGTAGCTATTGGAATATCTTGATCTGACATCGCATCACTAATTTCTCTTATTGATAAAGGAAGAAATAGACCTGTAATTAATGACTCATCAATTGCTTGAGGTAGTGTTCTAAGAGTAATATTTTCTGGAATATTTGGAAGTAAGGTTTTCTTTTCACCAACAGGATCAGTCCAATCATCTGCAGCAGTCCACAAAGCTCCAGGAATAGGAGCAAACTTATATCTCAAAAATCTTCCAAGAGCAGAAGCTCTCGTAGACCCATAATACCCCTTGCCGTATTTTTTAATTTCACCACTTACAGTTTTTGTTTCTCCTAGCAAAAATCTTGTAGAAACTACAATAGATGATGAAATTCCAGAAGTTGGATCAATTCTGGTTTCTCCGAATTTAATTTTAAGAAAATCTGAACTTCTTGGATCAAATTCAATTGTTGGTTTGTCATCATCATCATCTGCAACTAAAGATCCAAGAGCGAGCATTGAAGATATAAATGCTGCTACACCTGCAAATGTTCTTGCATATTCGGATGCGATAGTCTTTTTCACACGACTAGTAGTATCCATAAACGGAAGCATGAATGGTGTAGCTATATACTGAAATCTAGATGCGACATAACGAGGTGCAAAGAAAACAGTGTTTAAATTTGCAGCAGCATTATTCATTTGTTTGAAGTCGGCTCGTCCAGTAGCAGCATTTATATATTTTGCAATAACTCTTCCTTCATCAACTGTAACTTCGCCTGTTCTACCAAGATTATTTACCATCTCGCTAAACATGGCAAAGCGAAGATTATTCAAAAATGTAGTATAAGCTCTTCCACTGGCTGCAACTCCAGGAACATGCTCTGCCCATCTTCCCATAAAAGCTTCTTCTTGCTTTGTAATAACACCATCATCATTAGTTATTGATAAACCTGATAATGTTGCAAAATGTCCTAATGGATCATTTCTTATAGCTTCTGCTAATGCAAACTGTTTCCTTTTACTAACAAGCGCTTCACCCATTGCCTTAGTAGCCTTTGCAGCAAGAGCTGGATGAGCAAATACACCAATTCCTCCCTGTCTTAGAACGCCAGACAAATCTATACTTGTCATTACTGCCCTAGACAAATGAAGAGTCTCACGTAAAGTATCGGCCAACTTCCCAATAGGGCTCAAATGAGCCCTTCTATATTCTGCCATCTTCTTGAAAATTTCAGATTTCAAATTTGCAAGTTCCATACTTAATTGAATTTCTGAAGGAGATTGTTTCCTAGGTGCTGCCCTTTCCTTTGGAGCAAAATCACCACGAGCAAGCATAGACTTTTTATCAGCAATTTGACGTCTAATTCTTGCCTCAGCCTGAAGTCTTGCCTGTCTTTCTGTAATACCAAGACGGTCTCGTATAGCCTTTCTTTCCGCTTTCAAAGCATTTATCTGATCCATTTTTTCTTCAGCTTCAACAGAAAGTATCTTTTCCCCTCTTTTTGTTAATTCAACATCCTCTTCATCAATTTGCCGTTGCAATTCTGCTATAGATCGATCTAATCTTTTCAAGGTTTGTTCTTCATCTCGTTTTGCCTTGATACCAGTACTTTCTCTGATCAATTCTCTATGTGCTTTTAATTCACTAATTTTTGCCCTTCTTGATTCTATTTCCTCATTCGAAAATTTAAGAATACGTTTCTTGTAGCCAACGTCATGTTCTTCTATTTGTCTTTCAAGCTCTGCTATCGTTCTATCCAAACTCTTTACTATTGCCTGTATTTGTTGTTCTTCAGTGGCTTCTTTTGGAGGGAACATTTTTCGATATTCTTTTCTTAATTCATCATGAGTCGCTCTAAGCTGTTTAAGCTCTTCGTCTGCTTTCAATTCCGTTTTAGTTTTTACTAATTGTTCTCCTACATCCATTTCATGTTGCATATCATTAATTGCATTTCTTACAGCACGTTTAGCAGCATTCAAGGCAGACTGAAGCTGGCCAGCTCGCTCTTTTGAAGACACTGGCATTTTTTTCTTTTGTTCATTTACCTGAGAAATCAAATGTCTAACAATATCAGAAGGTCTGTCTCTCTGAGGACCAGTAGCCTTCAACATTAGATCTTCTT